CACTCCGTATAGTCTTTTCCATTTACTTTATAAACTTTTTTAGACATTTCTGCTCTCTCCTATCATTTCTTCTAATTGTGCAATTCGTGCAAGCATACTTATATTTGTCGGAGTAGACTGAGTTTTTATAACTTCAACTTGGCTTACGTCAGTCGGTGATCCAATTGCTTCACCCCCATCAACATGTACCATTAAGCTCTTAATTCCATCAAATAAAAGATATTCGTTGTTCTCCGGTCTATTATCAAATACAAAGTTTTCGTAATCTAAAGCTACTTGAATAACAAGTTCATTATTGCTCCAAGATACAATTCTGTTCTCAATAATTTTAGGTGTTGTCCCCCCGAACATACCTTCTGGTTCATCTCCAAGAGGTGCAAGTCCTAAGCCGTATTCCCATGTGTCTACATAAATAGTTGGTAAAACATTCATTGTACGTTTTATTTTTATCTGCACGCCTTGAGGAACAAATCCAGATATCATTTTTTCAATATTTTCTAAGCGGTCATCAAGAACTGGAAATTTACCGAAATAAGCGCTATCCCGTGCATTAATTACCTCACTATCTTTTGTTGCATTTGCAATGACATCTTTGAACTCATTTTCGACTTGGGTTTGTCTTGCTTCAACATCTTCTTGTCTTTTACGATACTGTTCTATCCATTTTTTTAAGTTCAATACCCAGTATCCACACCAACGCATGAACAAGTAAATTATTTTTCGAACTGCTTTTGAACTTGCTTTGGTCCACATTCCCTCGGATAAATCCATAATGTATTTATCTTTAGGACCCTCTTCAATATACGGTGGCTCATCAACGGTGAAATCTTCAAAATCAGAAAGATAATCTTCATCATTTGTGTCTTTATCAACTTCAGAAGAAGTAGGTTCACTCCTTAACGGAATGTATTCTTTTGACACTTCATCATATTTAGACATGTAACTCCCTTCTTATTTTTTGTCCTCTAAAGCCTTGATTCTTTTTTCTTGATCAGAAATAAGTTTTGCTTGATCTTCTATTTGTTTACTTTGGTCTTTGATAATTTGTCCTTGAGTTGCTTGGAGAGCTTCCAGCTCTTTTTGTTTTTCCTTATTCGCTTGTTCTTGTCGAGCAATCTCAGCCTCCAACTCCCGCAACATTTTTTCTTGTTCTGGAACCCTATTGGCAATTTCTCTTAGAGCTTCTGCCTCAGCTTTGAGTTCATCAAGACTTTTTCTTGAATTATCAATGTTTTGTTTTGCATTATCTAATTCATCAGAAAAACCTCTGAACTGCAATTGAAATGCGGATAGAGTTTGTTTACTTGAGCCCAGCACTAAATCAATCTTATGCGGTTGATTTATATCTATTGTTTTTTCAACAATTTGCTGATAAGTGACATCAGAGATAAATTTATTATCAATCGGATAATAATTTCCCAACTCAAAAGGTTGGTATCTATCATCTAATAAATCAAGATTGACTGTTGTTACACCCCATGTTACTAATGCGACCCTTTGGTCTCGGAGATATTGTTCTCCTTTAGTTTTTAAATAACTAGGTTGCTTAGTATCTGACCAATTTACAGATTTTTCAATAATCCCGAATTCTTCAATGAGTTTTTCATCATCAATATAATCTTTACCCCCATTTACAGAACCAATTGTATATCGTTCCCTTGCAAGAATTGATGTATCATTTTCTGGTTTCTCAATTTCCGCACCAGTAGGAACAATGCGAGTAATAAGTTCATCAGAATTCATTGACTTAGCAACTTCAATCATGTTTCTAGCAACTTTAATCGGTTGATTGACTTTCACACCATATTCAGCAATATAATCAAGTATCATTTCTCCATTCTGATTTCTCAGAATAAGGTTGCCGCCCAGTCTATCTATTAGCTTGTCTTTTATGGTGTCAAATGTATCTTCATAACCAATACCTCGGTAAACATTACCTGTATTGTTGCTTACTGTAACTTCCCCAAGTTTAAATCGTTTATGAGGTTGAACAGTTTGGTTGTGTCTATTGATAATTGTCTCCAAATAAGCTCGTAGATTACTTACTGAAACATCTTTAAAGCGCTGTGAACTATCATGAAGATAATCCAAAAAGCCAACACATTGAACAGCTTGAGTGAAATTACCTGAGCTATCCATTTTCAAGTTTTCAATTTTACGAACTCGACCTTCAAATTCTTTTCTCCCTGTCCTTGTATTAATGACCTTAATCAAGCTTATAAGCGGCTTTAACTTTGCATAACTAGGGTTAGACAGTGTTGAAGTAAAGGTAAAAGTTGGAATACTTCCTAATTCTTGTTTTATTACTCCTGTCGCAAGTTTAGAAGCAGCCTCTGAAATATCGTGAATTACACGTCCTTTCGTGTCTTTATAATCCTCGTACCAAATAACTCTATACATTACATCATCACCTCACCAAGTAATCTAAAGCTAAAAGAACCGTCTCCTATTAAAACTAAATCATTAACTCCTTTTAATAGTTGAAAATCAAAGAATTCATTTCTACCCTTTTCAAGTGGGAAAATTTGATCCAAATATTTTATTGAGCCTTTGACTCCATCAAAAGTAATAATTGGACTAATTGATTTATCGTAACCATTCCAGATATGGATTGATTTTTTGTACTCGACATTGAATGACAACTTTTGTTCATATTTGTCTGGATACCACATATCATTCCACAAATCTTGTTTTTCATCGCTATCAACAATAAAAAATGGACGAGCAATAAAACTAACAGAGACAGCAATCTCATTTTTATCGTGGATGTCATCAACATTCACGCTCTCACATTTTGCATACCAATAGCCGTCCTTATCATGGGTATCATAAAGCTTAGAAAAGTCTGGCATCATCAGTTCACGTTTGACCGTGTTCTCTATTGTCTTTCTATTAGCGTAGGATGGAACAACTGCCATGAATCTATATTCAATCTTCCGCATTTCAAAAAAACGCTCACCAAATATAGAAGAAAAATTACTCTCTCCGTTTGTATAAGGAATAGAAACTGTGACCAACTTTTCCTTTGGGGTTGGGGCTGAACGTTCTGTAAGATACAGACCGTGAGATTTACTGTCAAAATCTGCAAATTGTATTTTTTCTTTAATTTCTAAAATGACAAACGCCCCCTATCTTGATAATTATCAAATCCTAACTTATCTATAGTATCTGGATGTCCACCAACAATAGCTGCTCCATCAAGAACTATTTTTTCTCTTGTAGCTTGGATTAAATCATCCAATTTTTTATTAAGTACCGACCGGTCACTTTTAATTTCTCCAGAAAATCCTAGATCAACATCAAAGCCCTGTACAGCTACATCACTAGTTTTTTGAATTAAGTCACGCATTGCATTGACTGCATTTCTTGTCTTATCTTCAATACCACTAGCCACACCTAAAGCAAGGAATGACCCAACCTCACGTTTTAACAGGCGTGAAGGAGACTTAATTTCAGCCTTTTTCTTCGCTTCGGCATTTACTCTCGATACCAATGACTGCATTGCTGCTACTGCAGAACCTGCACTTGCATTGATACCATCTGCAACACCTAAAGCCATATTGCTACCAATAGAATTAAATCCTCCTACAGAACTAGCTCCATTTTTAGCGGAGTTGCCTAAAGAAGTTCCTGCATTTTGAGCACTTCCTTTTCGATATTCAATACCGTGGACATAATTCATGCTTGAGTCTCGACCTACATTGGTAAAGTCTGGGGTTTTACTTTTAAGTCCTTCGACACCCGAATTACCAAGTGAAGACCCCGCATTTTTTGCGCCACCTTTTCCATTTTCGACACCTTTATTATGAGCATCTGCAGCATTTTTACCATCTTGCGCTGTCTTTTGAGCTGTCTTGCTCGTCTCGCTAGTTACACCATCTTTAAGATAGGAACCTGCAGCTTTGGTATCTCCTTGCTTCAAAGCATTAATGAAATTTTGACGACCTTTTTCACCATCAGTAAACATACCTGGTGGCAATGTGCCTAATCCTTTTTGGACATCCGCAGTAATACTTGCACCAACAGCTTTAACATCTCCTGATTTCAAAGCTGTTACGAGATTAGTCGCACCTTCTACCCCTTTTTCTTGGAGCATAGCTGCCATAATCGTCATTTGTTCTGCAACACTTGCACCGTTACTTCTGTAACTTTCAAGAATACCCAAAAGATTTTGGTCAGTCAGATTTTTCTCGTTCGCCAAAGCGGCTGCCAACTGTTCTGCAGTTGTTTGATTTTGTGCAGCTTGAAGTGCAAGCCAATTTTGCCCAAATGCTGTCTGAGCCTCAGTTAGTGATTGATTTTTATTTTGCAAGTTAATAATCTCTTGTTGGAAACTTGCTTTTTCCATCTCATCATTAGACTGAGCTTGAGCCTGTTTAAGGTTCTGAATTTCTTGATTATTCGTATTGATCAACTCAATTTGTTGTGAGTTGGAATCTCGAAGATTAGTTAAGGCTGTGTTCGTTTCCTCTTTACTAATAGAATCCCCTAATTCGATACGCTCACGGAGCTTATCAATATAAGTTTGATTAGTTGTTCCTAATTCTTCGACTACAGCATTACGTGAGTTTACC